AGTAGCGCGAGGGAACACGCCCGGCGGACGTGCGATCAGGCAGCGCCATGTACTCATCACGGCTCATCGGCCGCAGCGGCACGCGGGCCGTCTCACCCGACTTCATGTAGTTGATCGGCTCGTCGACGTCGAAGACGGTGGCGTTGAGAGCATAGCTGGCCGTGGTGGCTGTCGTGCTGAACGTCAACTCCGACATGCGCCATAGGAACTGTCCCTCAGCGTCGATGGCCTTGACGATGCGCCCGAGCGCTCGGGCGGCGTGGTCGCGGATCACTCCCGTGGCATCTTGACCAGGGCCGATGGCCCCGACGTTCGTCAGCGCGTCCGAGATGATCTCGTCACGCGTCTGTGAAAATGTGTCCGTAGCGCCGACCGTCATGAGTCGTACCAGCCAGGGGCTACGCCCACGGGGAAGCGCGGGGCCTGCTCGTCGCGTATCTGCGCGCTCTGTCCCCGCTTACGGGACTCGTCGAGCGGCGTCTCAGCCTCCGTACAGAAGCGGTTGCAGCGAAAGAGGCGGTCGGCGCAATAGCGCATCTCGGTCGGATACCGAGCCGGGATGCCGCAGACGGAACAGGCGAACAGCACTGTCCCGTCGTCCGCTCCGAGCCTCCTTGTGTACGCCACTTCGATTTCCTCCCCGGGTCGCCCGCGAAGAGGCCGAGCGGCCCGACCGATTCGGTTTACGTCGATACCGTCGTCGCGATGACTGCGTTCTCGCCGGCCAGGTTGCTGACGAACGCCTGGCGGAAGTGCATGAGCCCTGGCGACGTGAGCCACATCGTCTTGCTGGAATCGTCCAGGTATCCGAAAAACTCGTTCATGCTCGAGCCAGAGACGCCCGACACGCCGGTGACAGCGGCGGTGCTCGATGCCTTCTTGTTGATATAGACGTTGTTCTCGAGCGTGACGTCCGTGGCCGCCGTGGCCTTGAACCGAACGATCCCGACCGCAACCGAGGCGGTCGCCCCCTTGAAGACGTTGTCACGCATCACCAGGCGATCTGCCCCGGCAATGTCCACTTGCGTGGTGCATTCGCCAGCCGTCGCGCCATAGAACCGGTTGCCGAGCAGATAGCAGTCGTCCGCCCCGTCAGTGAGCAGCAGCGGGACGGTGGCGAGGTTGCTCGCGTCCGTGCTGGTGCGCGCCCGGCAGTTGACGAGCCCGCAGCCAGCCGCGCTGATCGTCATCGGCGCCGACACCGTCACAGTGCCGGTTCCCGGCTCCATGTTCAGGATGCAATTGCTGATGACGACGTTCGCGACATCGAGCAGAAATGAGCTCGTCGCCGCGGTCCACGTGAACGTCGGGCGGCCGTTTCCGGTCCCCAGGCCGACGATATTCGTTCCCGCGACGAGGTTCGCCATCTGGTCAGCGGCGCTGATGTTCTCGGCGTGACCTGGCAGCACGAACACGGTGTCTCCGTTGCCAGACGCACATTGTCCCAGCGCAGAGTCGAGCGTGGGGTACGTGCGCCCGCGGATCTCGGTGGGGTCGTAGCTGCGGCCGCCCGAGTGATGGACGTAGAACGGACGCCCGCCCGGCGGGAGCGTCGTGCCGAACTGGGTCTGGATCCCGCCCGCGATGCCCTGGTATGGAACGTCGACGTATGCCATGTGATGTCCTTTTTACGAATCGACAGCCGGCGCGAGCAGGGCGGAGGCTCCTGAAACCGTCGCGCACCGATTGATCCCAAACCAGTAGGTCGTTGTGTAGGTCGTGAAGCCCGACGACGCGGGAGCAGTGCCCGCGGCCGCCGTGTACCAAATGTTGTTGTCCACGATGCCCGTCGACGTCGCGTGAGGCTTGATCACCGCCGTGGTGGTGTCGAGCTTGTTTTGCATCTGGTTGTTCAGGATCAGATTGTCAGTGATGGCGGCATTCGACAGGTCCAGCAGCTGCGTCGTCGCGCAGGCCCGGATGTCGTTGCCCACGATTTTCAGCCGGTCCACTGCGCCGGTCGTCACGATGACGCCGGTAACGGTGCCAGTGGTCCCGCCCCAAATCTCGTTGTTCGCGATGGTGCAGTCGTCCGCCAGGGCCGACAGCGTGATGGCAGTCGTGCACAGCTGGTCGGTGTCGACCGCCACGTTGATGTCATTGCCGATCAGCTGAAGACCTGCAGCAGTGACGGGGATGCCGGTCGTGACCGTGAGCGCCGTGGTTGACGTTAGCGACCCCGCCAGCAGGAGTCGACAGTTCTGGATCCTGACGTTGGCCACCGCAATGGCCAGGGTGCCACCCGTGGCCGTGGTCGTGAACGTCGGGCGATCCGTGCCGGTCCCAAGTCCGAGAATCTTGGTGGACGCCACGACGCTGGACCAGAAGTTGGCCGAGGTGACGCTTTCGGCGTGCCCCGGTAGAACGTATACGATGTCGCCGCGGCCAGACTGACACTTGGCGAACGCCCCATTGATCGTCGACAGGGGGTAATCGGGGGACGAGCCATTGCCCGAGGGCAGCCCCGATCGGTTGCCCACCCAGAAGACTTTCCCGCCAGTCCCAACGAAGTCCGTCGGCACGAAGGGGACGCCGTACGCCCCCATCAAACCGGGGTGATTGAAGCTTTTTCCAGGCAGTGACATGTGTCCCTCTTTTCCTGTAGGCGACCCTTAGGTCGCCGCCACGCCGAAGATGTCTCGGTAGTCCACGCAGCCGTAGCGAGCGCGGAAGAATGCGACGTAGACTTTCTGGAGCATCAGCACGACCTGGTCGGTGATGAACTGCTCCTTCTCGATCCAGTCCCAGAACAGCCCGTTGCCGTTGTCGGTCTTCGCGAACCAGCGCGTGCTCGAGCCCAGGTAATCGAATGGCATCACTTTCGTTCCCTTGATGACGCTGACCTCGTTGTTGGCCGTGCCGACCGTCTTGTCCGAACGGCTGAGCTTCTCGGCGATGTTCACGAGGGCCGCGGGAACGATCCACCCCTTCACCGTGTGGGGCATGATGTTTCCGTCGGGGCCGAGGATGGTGCGAAGAGCAGTCTTCACGTCCTCCGCCGTGTTCTCGTCGAGGGCTCCGGGCGTTGCCAGCTCGTTGGCCGTGGTGGTCACGCCGTCGGGCAATAGGTGCAGGAGCGAGCAGAGCTCCAGCCCGTCCGCCGATGCTGGATAGGCGCTGTTGAACCCGCGATCCAGGAAGAGCGCCGTGAGCAGCTCCGGTGTGATCTTGGTGGCTCGGCCAAGGCTGCCCATGGTCGATGCAATCTTGCCGTAACGGTTCTTGACGTCCTTGGCGGCCTCGTAAGAGATGGTCGCGGCGCCTGCGTAGGTCGCCGTGTCCCAGGTCTTGATCGGCCCTTCCTTGATGGTCTTCGAGGCAACGGCAGCGTTCTCGGTCTTGAGAGACAGAGATGCGGGACCGCCGTACTCGACCGCGCTCTTCCTCGGCTCGTTGTCCGAGTCGATCTTGAAGAACTGCTTGAACTGTTGCTCGGTCTTCTCGTCGTCGAGACCGTAATAGTGCCGGTTGGCGACCGGGTCCACCGCGGCGAAAAAGTCATTAACTGAGTGAGCCATCTGTCATGTCTCCTGTTAGGTGCCCAGCGATCCACCGGGCTCGAGCGCCGGCTCACGGTTACCCGCGTTGACCATGCAGCGAACGTGAGCGTCAGCCGAATCCGGATCGCTCTTCGGGTCGCCCTTGATGAAGTCGAGTACACGGATCGGGAAAGTCGCCGTGCTCGCCGGCGAGGTCGCGTCCAGCTCGTGCCCTGACAGGCCGGATGCCGTCGATCCAGCGCCAAGGACGACCTTGTAATTAAGGCCGATATCAGCCAGCACGATCGCCTCGTCGATGCTCGCCTTGAACTCCTGCGACGGAAGGCCGCAGATCGTGTAGATGTAAGAGGCGTTGACTGGGTCGACGCCCGAGCTCGTGTAAAGCGTCGCCGCGGGAAGGTGCCGGCGCTCCAGGCGCTCGGAGCCGCTCACGTACGAGGCGCCGCCCCACTGGACGCTGTACATGTCCTGGTTCAGGTCGGCCAGGACGATCAGATCGCCAGCGGTGGTGTTGTCCACCAGATCGCCCTTGAAGAT